CAAACAACAGCGCAATGGAGTTAACGACGAATTGTTTACGCAGCGCGCCGTCCACCGGGATCGCGTCGGCCGCGCTGATCGCGATCCGCATGAGCGCGACGGCAAGCTCGTTGAACTCGGCAACGGTGATCCCGCCGGCGGCGGCGCTCTTGGCGGTCGCCACGAACGCCCGCACCTTTTCAGCGAGCGAGAACAGGTCGGCCGAGGCGGCGACCGGGGCGGAGGAAATCATTCTTTAACTCCCACGATGTAAATTTCCACGTCCACCGCTGCCAGCGTGTCGGAAGCAACGGGGCTTAGTCGAATGAATTTTTTAGTTGCCGTAATCGACACGCCCTCGCCGAAATTCGTCATGTAGAAAACGTCGCCTGGGCCTATTTCTGCCGTAAGGTTTGTGAATGCGGCTTGCGCTCCAGACGCAAACGTCACGGCGTTAGTTAGCGACCTGTTGCGCAACAGCACCAATTTTGCTTTTGCTAATGTCAATGTTCCGCTGCCGCCCATCGCATTCAGCGGCAAAGCCCGCAGGTCGATAGGATTTATTGCCTGGTCACCCGGCACTGTCACAACGTCTTTCCAATAACAATTAGCCTGCCCGCTGCCGGTGCCGTCAGTGAGCGTGAACGGCAAGAGAACCGTCGCGGAATCAACGACCGTGGTGGTATTGAGGTCGTCCGTCCACTGCGGCACGATCCGCAACGTCCCGGTCAAAGAAAATGTGCTAGCCACTGCCGCTGCCTCCCGCCGCCGTCGAGGTGCCGATCAGAAACAACGAGTACGTCACCGCCGCCGCGTTGGGATTCGAGATACGGATGATCGAGTTGGCGGCCGTGACCTCCCAAGAGTCGGTCTGGTTGACCGCGCACCACTCTGAGCCGGGCCCGACCTCTGCGGCGTAGACGACGGTCGGGCGGCCGGGATCGACGCCCACCAGGAGCCGGCGGCCCGGCGTCGTCGATTCGTTGACGACGCGGATGATCCTCAATTGGCGAAATACAAACGGCACATCGACGCCTAGCGCCGTCTGTTCTAGGTCGAGGAGGTCAAACGACTCGATCGTGTTGGCCGGAATCGTCCTTTGGTCGGCAAACACAAGGTCCGCCTCGCCGGGGCCGTCGCCGTCGGTGATCGCATACGAGCCGCTGGCCGTGCGGCGGTTGGTGACGCTGCCGACCTCCTGGGCATCGACGCGGTTCCACTGGAGCGTCGTCCGCAACAACCCGGTCAGCGTGTCGGTGACTGTGTCCGCCATTTATATCAGTCCGAATTTGATGGCGCGGCGGGCGGCTTCAACGGTGCAGCCCAACTGGTAGGCGACGAGCTCGATGTCGGCTGGATTGGTAGGTCGTTGCGGCCTTCGGCTCGTCACCTTGCCCCAGTAGGTCTGCGTCGGCGTGTAGTTCGTGGCGATCGACGTGATCTCTCCGGGGCCTGCGATTGGCTCGCGGCCGTCGGCACCGCCCCGGCGAAAATGCGCGTACGCGATCACGTCCCCACGCTACGGCCGCCGACGCCGAATCCGTAGGGGCTATGCCTCCTCGCATTCAGCCAAACAGGCGGCGTAGCCGGCGAGGTCGACGATCTGGTCGTGTGTTTTCGTTGGCCCGAGAAAACGGGCCACCTTGTCAAGAGTCATGATGAGCGCCCAATCGCTCGTCGTGAGCGGGCGTTTCAGCACGTCGGCGAAGGCGGCGTTGATCATGCCGACCGTGCGCGCGAAATGTTCGCGCGGCCCGCCGTACTTCGGCCGGCGATCGCGGACGGCGGTCAGCGTCTCGCGGAGCAGGGCCTCGGCCGGGTTGTCGTTGTCCAGGTCGGCGGCGAGCACGCCGTCGCCCGTGAACCGCGGCTCCTCTTCGCGGTGGAGCTCTCGCTCGCCTTGGAGAATCCAATCGACGGGGATCGTGTCGGCAGCCTCCTCGGCTTCCTGCTCCGGCTCGCAACAGGCGGCATCTGCGGCGCAGCCTTGGCCGAGCCGGGCCTCGACGGCGGCGCGGAGTTGGAGGTTGGCCTCTTCGAGCGTTTGTTCCATGGCGGAAATTTCCTTTCGTTGGTGGCGGATCAAATCGAGAAGGCGGATAACGTCGGCGGCGAGTGTGCCGGAGGTGCCGGTGTAGGCGCCGGAAAAACGGCGGGCGCGGTGCTCGGCGGTGCGGAGGTAGTCATCACTGAGCATGGCGACGCTTCTGGAGGTCGCGGTCGCAGAAGATTGGCAACGCCTTCGTCACCTCGCGGCGGCCGTGATCGACCACTACGAACGATTGGCACGGCGGCTCGTATTCGGCCTTGATGCGGATCCCGTAGGCATTCATGCCGATAAGGCTGCCGTTCGAGACGTAGCGGCCGCGGAGCCAGCCGAACTGGTGCCAGTGGCCGAAGATGTCGAGATCCGCAGTGCGGCTGCGGTTCCATTGGGCAAGCGCCTTGTTGACGCCAATGGTTATTCCGCCTACGCCGCCGCTGTATTTGATGGCCTCGCCATGCTGGTAGCGGACGACGAAGCCATCGAGGTCGAGGTATCCAAGGTAGCCCTCGCCTACTTGCCACTGCACATTTTTCCGCGTCTCGGCTGCCGCCATGACGAGGTAGGCGTTTTGCTCAAACGAGTGATCGTGGCCCGTGCTCGCGCGTGGCTTGCCAAAGTTGGAGCGGCCGTGGTTGCCAGGCTGGGTGACGACGATCACCTCGCGGGCCAGATCGGCAGCCATGTCGATGATGCCGCGGAGCCTGCCCGCCGCCCACCGCATCGCTGCCAGCGGCGCGAGGGCCGTTGTTTCGACGAGCTCTTCGTGAATGTGGCCCGAGATAAAATCGCCGATCGCCGCGATCACAATACGGTCGAGCTTCACGAGCCGCCGCTCATGCTCGACGAGCGTGGCAATCCGGCCGGCGAGCTCCTCGATCCGGCGGTCGGCGATGTCGAGCGTGTATTCGTTGAGCCCGTTGGTCTGCTCTAGGGAAACGGTTTCCTCGCAGTGCCAATCGGAGAGGACGACGATTGCGGTGGCCGCGTGTTTTGCCTTGACAGCCTTAGACAAGACGGGCCGCGTGGGCTTTATGCCGGCGAGCCCAGCGATCGCGTCCGCCCTGGCCTTCTCAGCGTCGATCGCCGTGAGCGCTGCCTTGTAGCGGCCCTTATATGACGCGAGCTCGGAGCGTAGCCGAGCGATCTCGGCGTCGGCCGCGAGGCGGGTGGCGTGCTCGACGCTTTCGGCAATCTCGGCTACCGCTTTTCTAGCCATTGGCGAACCCCTTGATGGCCGACGTTTGAGATGCCGCGCTCGTTGAGGAATTTGGCAATGGCGGTGTGTGCCGGGAGCTTCTTCGCGCCAAACTCGCCGGCCAGGTAAGCCGCCTCGATCTCGCGGAGGGTATCGGAGTGCTTAGGGTCTATGCGGTCGTTCCATCGCATCGACTGCGGTTTCGGAATCGCCGCTTTGATTGCCGCGACAGCGTCGAGTTTCTTGCTCACGTCAGTCCTCGTGCTGTCGCAGTAAACCCGCCGCGTCAAGAAATCTGGAGCACGTTTCCGCCATATCCGAGACTGCCGTTTCGTCGAGGTCGGGCCAGCGTGCGTGGATGAACTCATGGAGGATCGTGTCGACGAGATCGGCCGTATCCATGCCGGCGGCGAGTTTGATTGTCTTGGTCTCGTAGTCGCAGATGCCGTAACAGCCGCGGAGGCGGCAGTCCCATTGCACTTTCCATCGCTGCCCTGCGATGTAGACGGTCCGTCGGCGTCGCATTACTTCACGATGCCCGAGGGCGGCGGAATCGCAAAAGCCTTTTTCTCCCGCACGCGGCGCCGCTTTTCGGCGAAACTCGCCGCGGCATCCGGTGCGAATCGCCGCGAGATGATGCCGGGGATCACCTTCCCGGCGGCGAGATCGTCCTTGCCGTTGCAGGCGTGTTGGAACACGAGCTCGCCCGCGGCGTCGTGCTGGCAGATGGCCGGGTGTCGATAGGCAGGGTTGCGACGAGGCAGGCCGTACTCGCTGCCGGCGAGGTGCCACGCAAGGAGCCATGTGTCCTTGTCGCCGTAGACCCATTGGTAGACGTAGTCGCGCCAGTCGTTGAGGAGGAGGGCGATGTCGAGCGCGTGGAGGTGGCGGCGGCGGTCAACGAGGAGTTGGCCGCTCTCCAGTGGCCGGGCCCCGTAGACGGGATCGAGGCCCACGTTGCGCCACGCCACCTCTGGCACCCACTCGGAGCGGTTGCCGGCCGGCGGCAAGTCGGGCCAGAAGAACGCACCCGGCCGCGTGTAGGCCCGGTCGTGGAACAGATAGGTCGGGTCGCGGGCCGGCACGTTGTCGGCGTCTAGGAGAAGCACCTCCGCAAAGCCGCTGTAGCGGACGGCGGCGGCCTTGAGCCACCAGCCACGTCCGCGGCCGACCTCCGTCTCTGCCGGCCTGGGCGTGATGCCGAGGCGGTCGAGCGTGGCGTCGGCGTCGACTAGGCGGCAGCCTGCGTCGGTGAACACGGCGGCCATATCCTCGGGCATCTCGCCGGCCAGGTGCCAAATCTCAATCGGCAGCGTGCAACGGAGGCCGCGGAGCGTGGTCACGAGGTTCCAGGCGAGGCGGCCGTAGAGCTCGCCGCCTGCCGGGATCACGATCCCGCGGAGTTCGCGGACGGCGGGCAGGATCCACGGCGGGGAATCGAGGGCGTCGGCGAGGGCGGCGCGGAAGGGGGCGGACATGCGCCCTATTAGGGCGGGTCAGGCGAGCGGGCCGGAGGGGGTCGGGGAAACCAACAACTCTACTGGAATTGCAACGCACAGCGGCCGCCAAACGAAACCTCGCGATTTCCAGACATTGTCAGCGACCTCCACTGTGCAATCGTAAAATCGTGGTCCTCGAACCAGTAGCCATGGCCCACATATGAGCGCGTTGCCACAAGCTCAGGAGCCCCCTCAAGCCCAAACGTCCATGACGCCAAGCCGTTGACCGCAGTTGCAGAAAACACGCGAAATGGCATTCGGTAAAGACGTACGACGGTTTCCCAAACCATGCGGTAATCAGTTCTGGCAGTCATGGCGCCGCCAGTGCCGTTGCGAAATGCTTGTAGCCTGATCTGAAGTTTGCGCGGCTTGCGTTCATATTGCGCGCCAACGGCATACAAGCCCGAAACGTCATAGCCTGTAATTGAGTCAATCTTCACCTGTGCCGCAAGTTGCCCGTTGGACGTATTGCCGTAATTTATGGAGTTTGTGTATTGCGCGGCTTCAAGCAACGAATACCCTGCGTCGTCTTGAGCGTCTGTAGTGCCAGGCCAGTCGCCGGCAAAATGCCATTCATCAGGCAGCGTTTTGCGGCCGTCATGCAATTCGTGCCTAAGCACGACTGGCGAACAATCAAACTGGCTCGGATCTACGCGCGGCGAGAAAATTGCGATTGGTTCATCGCGAGAAAATCTGACGCTACCAATTTGAAAGAAGTTATTAAGCATCCCGCTACCAAACGTGGAAATTGCAGATTTTGAGTCAATGGTTAACTGCGGGAAAGAACCACCAGTTGCAATAAACTCTAGCCGCAATGTTGAATCGTAAGAAAAATACGGGCTGTCTGAAAAAATGGTTTCTGCGACTCGATACTGTTTAAAAGTGCGGTCGTTTACGTCGCACGGGTTTAGTTCGCGAGATGCTGGCTCACCTTCGCTTAATTGCGAATGCAGCAAATCTATAGCGCCAGCCCTTGCGACGATGACTCCGGAAGACCCTGACTGCGCCGTAGTAATCGTCGAGGCATTTGGGTGACTGTAAACGACCTGGGGAAATGATGTTGTCGTAAACGCAAACAGCGGGCTCCTGAGCGGCTTGGCGTCTGCGTACTCAGGCGACCCTGCCACGCTTGGCGTTCGGAACAAGGCAGTGTCGCGAACTGTTTGGCTCTCAATGCCGCTGATTCCTGCAATCAAAAAATCCTTGCCTGCGTAACACAAAAACACGCCAGGAATCCACGTTGTCGCAACGAACTCGTCCTCAGAAAAAGACGCTTTGACTGTTTGCGCAAAAAATGGCTGCCTTGTAATAAACGAATTACCAATAATGTTGCGAGCGTGCAAAACAAATTCATCGGCAACCTCAAAATCCGATTCTCGATCCTGCCAAGGGAATGGAACTTGATGCGTCACAGGTGATGCGAAAAACTGCTCGTCGTAATTAAACTCTGGGCTTTCAAAGTATTCCGACTCAACAGTAATACTATCTACGGTGTCTGATGGGACAGCGTCGCCAGTAAAGCATTTAAGTTCAACAACGCCATGCGGCCCAATGTTGACAGTTTGCGGCATATAAACAAATGCCGTATTTACGTCGCAGACTTTGCAGTTATCACCAGGCCCAATAGCACGAGTGCCGGTTCCAGAAAAAAACCCGGGGCCGCCCGACGAGCCCACGACCATCGAATAGCCGTTGTCGGTTGGGTGGTAAAAGTATTTTTGAAACTTTGCTTTCACAGCAACACGAGAGCCCAGTAGATGCTGTCTACTGTCACGTCGCCTCCGTATCCGATAATCCGCGCCGCGCCCTCGCACTCGCATTCAGTGCTATCAAGACAGCCCTGAACTAACGGCGTGTTTTCTTTTGGCATAGAAGGGATTGCACATCGGTGCCCTGAATTACGGACACGCACGCGCGCGAACGTAAAGCCAGAAAACACGCATTCGGCTACTCCGTTTGCGGCAAGCTTGGGCTCGCAGATTCCCCAGGCGCCTGCCGTAGCGCTGCCATGCACAGACCCACTACAGTAATCAGGCAGCGACTTGTCGGTAGCTGCCGGCCATGCTCCAGATGTGTTTTCAAACGGCGACGACAAAACAGTTGGCGAAAGGTTAGGAACACCGAAATTGCACGAAATGACGGCAAACGTAAACGGAGTTCCTTGTCCAAATTGCACCGGAAAAGTTATTTGGCGTTGCCGTCTTTGCGCTGCCGTCACCTCCACCCCCGGCGTCACCCCGAGCACCCGATCGGCCGCCTCCTGCGCCCGGTTCCACGCCCTGGCGGAGATGGCCGACGAGAGCCGCTGCCCCTTCTCGATTCGTCCGTCTGGGCGTGCCATTAGGTGCCGATCCCTAGTTGCGAGAAGTCTGCCGACGGATAGACCTCGTTGACGTAGACGAATTTCGGCTTTTTGAGCAATTCGTTACTCGACACGGTGTCTTCGTAGCGAATCCACAAATACTCGTGGCCCTTTTTCACGATGCCAGATATGTCGCCAACCTTGAGCGCCTTGAGCGTTTCTCCGCTCCCGGCATTTGGGGAGGCAACGAATTTGTAGGACAGACTCCACGGGCCGTTGCCTCGCTGGTCGTCCCATTCTTGGCTACCGCTGCAACCCATAAACAAAACTTCGCCAGCGCGGAACGTGCGAAACGCTGCGGAATTGACTGTGCCCGTGATGAACGCCGTCCGCTTGATATAGGTGGCGGTAACGTAGCTGCTTGGCACGTCGTATGTCTCGGTCCACGACAAAGCCGGGGTGACGATGTCGACGCCGTTTACAGACTGACCATCGACGCCGATCGCTCCAAACTGAGAAGGGGCCGTCGAGCCAGTGGCGGCATACTTGCGCTCGCCGGTGACGGTGCGCGTCACGATCGGCAGACCGTCGGGGCCTGCGACTGCCGTGGTCGTGTCGTCGTAGAGCGGGCTTTGCGTGATGTGCTGCGACCCGCCGCTTGTATCAAACGACCGCGACCGCTTAAGCGGATCCCGCTGGTCGTCGTCGTCCGCCCCTGCCTTTTCGTAGGCGATCGTGACTTGCCAGGCGTCATCGCCGAGGTACGAGACGCTGTAGGACTCGGCTCGCAGTTGGACGTTGGGCTGCCCTGGATACTGCCAGTAGGCGAGTTGTCCCGTGATATAGGCGTTGGCCTCGGCGTGGACGACCGTATCGTCGGTGGTTCCGAAAACCTTGTACGACTTCGAGTACGACGACGCCGCCTTCCGCCCAAGGCGGACGATCGTGGCGGAGCGGCTGGCGTTGTCTTCGATCCAGGCGAGTGGCATTGGTTATTCCTGCGCGTACGCAGGGCCTTCCATGTTCGACGTGTTGCTCGCGATCGTTTCGAGGGCCTTCAGTTGCCTCTCGCCTAGCGAGGAGCCAAAACCCATGCCCCCGAGGTTTGTCGAGGAGAACGTCCCGGCCACCTCGGCCTTGCTCTGGGCAGCGTCCGCCCCGGCGGCGCCGGCTCCGGCGGCCGCTTGCTCACCCGGCGAGCTCCCAGCGCCTCCAACCTTTCCGGCGGCTGACGACATTTTGTTTTGCGCCTTCCACCACGCGGCCTCGATCGCCATAGATTGCTGCGACGTAAGGCGTCCACTTGATGCCAGCGCCTGAAACTCATCGTAAAGATCGGTGAGTTTGTCGGACGAGTTAGCCGCCTCGATCTGTTTGAGGAGGTCGGTAAATTGTTGGTTGCGGGCTTGCGTCTCGCGCTTGCCGCGGCTCTTGCCGGAGACGGCACCCTCGGCGGCTTCGGTCGCTGCCCGACGCTCGTCGCGTCGCCGCTGGTTTTCGCCCTCGCGGCCAGCCTTGATGTCGTCGGCGCTCTGGTAGATCGCCGCCTTACGCTCGCGCCGCCTTTGCTCCTCTTCGGCATTCGTGGCGGCGGCCTCGGCCAGCCTAGCGGCAACGCCGGTGCCAGACTCGCGGGCCTTTTTGCGTGCGGCTGCATCGTCTTTCAGTTTTTTCTTGTCGTCGGCGAGCTTCTGGCGTGCGGAATCAGAAACCGTGAACAGCGCTTTGAGGTTGATCCATTCCGTTTTTAGCGCCGTCGTGAGATCGTCCCACCGTTGCAGGATCGGATTGACCAGGCTCTCGAACGCCCCGTAGATGACGGCGCCCATCGTTCGCGTAAGGGCGGCGATGTCCGTCCATAGTGCGTCAAAAACGATGTAGATGTAATGGCCGACATCGGTGAAGACGTTTTGGAATGCGGAGATCCACGGGTCGACGGCATTCATCAGCGACTCGACGCCGCGGAGCCAGCCGGCGTATAGCCCGGCCCACAACACATCCATTGCACCGGCGAGGTCGCCCTCGGCAATGGCGGCATAGATGCCGCTGAACGTGACGGATGCCGTGGTCGCAAGGTCGCCGAGGACCGTCATCGCCCCGGCGACGGCGCCTTGAAACGCGCCGCCGATCGACGCCGAGACGCCTTCCACCATGCCGCCGACGCCGCCAAACATTCCTTGCATCGAGGCGGCGACCTTGGGGCCGAAGGCCGCGAGCGCACCGAGGCCGACGACGAGGAGGCCGATCGGGTTGAGAAACAGCGTCGCGAGAGTGGTGATCGCACCGAACGCCGCGCCAAATCCACCGAGGGCCGTCGACACTACTTGGAGCGACATTCCCACGCCGATCAGCGCCACGCCGACGCCGGAGAAAATCGCCACGCCCTTCGCGGCCTGGACGATCATTTCTTGATTCGCCTTCACGAACGTCGTGAGCCCGGTCGCGACGCCTTCGATCGTGCGGACCAGGCTGATCAGCGACGGGGCCAGGGCGTCGCCGATCGCAAGGGCGGTGCCCTCCACGGCCGACAGGGCGATCCGCAACGCGCCGCCGAGGCCGGCGTCCATTTCCTTGGCGGCCTTGGCTGCGGTGCCTTCGGCATTGCGAAGCTGTGCCGCGAGGTCGGTTACGCCGCCGGCCGTTGACGACAGGACGTTCGCGCTCGTAATGCCGAGCAGACCAAACGCCTCGGCCATCCGCTTCGTCCGCTCAGCGACCGGCATATTGGCCGTGGCGTCGTTGATCTCGTCGAGGATCTGCACCAGCGGCTTTAGGTTCCCGGCGGCGTCGGTGTTGTCGACGTTGAATAGCTGCTTCAGTTTGTCGCCGCTGGCCGCCGAGATCACTCCGAGACGCCGCAGCGCCGTACCGGCCTCGCTGCCTTGAATACCGACGTTGCCGAGCACGCCCAAGATGGCGGCGGTGTCTTCGAGCGACAGGCCGAGGCTCTTGGCGACCGGGCCGGCATACTTGAGCGACTCGCCGAGGCTCTCGACTGTGTTGAACGTGGAGTTGGCGGTCTTCGTAAGCACGTCGGCGGCTCGTGTCGCCTCGGTAGCCCCCATCCCGAACTGCCGCAGCGTGGCGGCCATGATGCCGGCCGAGAGGGCGGCGTCGGTGCCGGTGGCCCGTGCGAGGTCGAGCACCGCCGCCGTCATGTCGTTGATCTCGTCGGGCTTGAAGCCAGCCCGCCCGAGCTCGGTCATGAGGTTGGCGACTTGGATCGCCGTGAACGACGTGGTCGCCCCGAGCTCGCGAGCCTTGTCGTTGAGCTTCTGAAGCTCGGCCCCGCTCGCCTGCGAGACGGCGGCCGTCGCTCGGATCGCGTCGTCGAAGGCTGCGAACTGGCGGACCGCCAAGCCGACAGGAAGGGCGATGCCGGCCCCGATGGCGGCCATCCGCGAGCCGAGGGCACGCATCGACGAGCCGATCTTGCCGATCCCCTTTTGCACGTCCGAGAGCGCCTTGAAAAAACGCTTGGAGTCGGCCCCGATCTCGACGAATACCTGACCGCCCCGGACTTTGCTCATGTATTCACCGTGTGCCAGTCAGGGCCGAGTAACTTCTTGATTTCGTCGGGCGTCGCCTGCCGCGGGCGGGCTTTCTTTGCGAACGGGTTGAGCTTGGCCGGGTCGACCGTCGGGCTGTGTTTTGCTTTGTTCAGGTTGGCTTGCTGGGCTAACAAATTGGCGGTGTGCCACCAATCCATTTCTAGGCGGGCGTCGCGAGCGATGAGGAGGTTTCGGAGGGTCCATCGGCCGGGGTGGACGCCGAGGATTCCAGCGGCCTCGTAGATGGCGTGCCAGACTGTTCTAGCAGGCTCTCCAAAGTCGCCGCCTTGAGCCCTGCCTCCGCCTTGGCCGTCAGTTCCGCCGCCAGATCGTCCATGCGACTGGCGAGGAGCCCTACCATTTTGCGGAGGCGCTGGGGGAAAAAATCGACAAGCTCCTCCTCGATCGCCTTAACGCCGGCCTCGATCGCGTCGCCGCGGAGGCCGTCGAGGAAGTCGTCGCGGCTGATTTTTTTGTCTTCGCATTGCTTGCGGCAGATGGCGTAGAGCACCTCGCCGACCTTGCCGTATTGGCTGCGGAGGATTTGGAGCGTGTTCGCGATATTCGACGTGTCGATGATGTCGAACGGCGCGGCCCGAGTCTGCCGGCTGACGGTGCCGTCGGGTTGCTCCACGTCTTCTGTAACGTCCATGGTGACGAGGCCGCGGACGCGCTCGGCGGCCCCGACCGTAATCGCCACCATCCAGGGCCGCCCCTGGTCATCGCGAAACTCTCGCATTTAGGCCCTCAATCCAGCACGGGTAAGACGGGCCTCGACCGTGTAGGTCGCGACGCCGTCAATCGGATCAGATTCGGAGATGCTTGTGATCACGCCCAGAAACGACCACGCACCGGCGCCGCCGGAGATGGTGACGGGCGAGCCGGAGGTGACGAGTGAATAGACGCCGCCCAGGTCGGCGGAGTCGTTGAACTCCACGCTCACGCTCGCCTCGACGCCCACGGGGTAGACGGCGGCCTCGCGGCTGCCGTACTCCTCCACGTCGATCGTGCGAACGCTGTAGGAAAGGGTTGCGTTTCTCGCGCTGGCAATGGTGCTGCCGATCGAGATCGTGCAATCTTTTCCTAGCGTGATCGCCACGGGATCAGGTCTCCCGCGCGGTCACGGTGAACGTCACCGCCCCGTCGATGGAGATGTTTTCCGCGACGCTCATCACGATGAAACTACTTGTGGCCGTGTTTGTTTCGAGCGCCGTGATCAGCCCAGTCGCATCGTGGCACTCGATCTCCCACGTCTTCGACGTGAAACCGGGCTTGCTCGCGCGGTAGCCAGGGTTTCCAGTGCTGCCGCCCTTGTTGGTGCGGTTCGTCACGTCGATGATTTCGCATTCCTCGGTATAGGTCGCCGAGATAATGTCGGTGCCAAACGGAGGCGCGGTTCCAGCGTCTTTGCCGAGAGTAATTGCCATGGGGTTGGGTGCCTCGTGGTTAGGTTTGGGTGTCGGACCGCGATCCGCTCACGGTAAACGTGATGATCCCGTCGATCGGCTCAGAGCGGGCGAGGTTGGTAACGATGTATTCCACGGCGTCGCCCGTATCCATGCCGGAAAGGGTGAACGTCCCGCCGATCGAAACACCGGGCGTGTCGACGCATTCGACCTCGACGGTCTGCTCTATGAGGGCCTTACGGAACTTGCGCGTTGTGTCGCCGAACTTGGTTACGTCGACCTCGGCGGCGGAGTTGTTGACGGTGACGGAGCGAGCGCCGGTGAGCCCGGTGATCGTCACGTCTTTCCCGAGGGTAATAGCCACGCTGGCCTCCTGGTGTGCGGGGTGGTCTTGCCAAACTACGAACGCCGGCACGCGGGCCGTAGGGGGTATGTCCGCGGCGTCACGGGCCGTAGATGCGGTTTTTCCACTGCTCTGCCAGACGGTCGCGAACCTTCGACAAGCCCTTCGTCATGTATTGGCCTGGAGGCACGCGGCCCGTACTCGATGCGAGGTCGACGGTCTTCCGGCGGCGAGTGTGAGCCGGGTCGACCCAGATGCCGACGAAGGCCCCGCGGCCGAGGTTGCGCTTAAACCGCCCCCGTCTGTCACGGCCGCCACTCCGGCCGCCGCTCACCATGGCGTCGGGCGGCGGAAACTGTTCGAGCACCTTGTTTTTCCGTTTGCCACGCTGCGGGTAGCGACCGATCAGCCGGAGCACCCGTTGCCCGCTGCCGCCAAACTCTTGGAGGCGGTTGAGCCACGTCGCCTCGTTGGTCGGGCCGATCGCCACGCTCTCGCGAGAGTTGTCGACCTCCCACCGGATGAGCGTCCGCAGGAAGCCGGTCTTCGTGGCCCCGCGGCCGCGCGGGTTTTTCCACGAGGTGACGCGGCCCGGCGTCGGCGGCCGGAACTCCATGGCGAGCACCGGGCGGCCGTTCCGGTCGCCCACCTGTTTCCACTGCGGCTGTTTCTTGATGTTGCGGTGGAGAAACTGCCGCCGGGCCGAGCGTTGCACGATCACGCCGGCCCCCGGCAACGCCTCTTTTGTGCCCTTGCGGACCCGCCGTTTGACGTGGGCGGTGTTGATCTTGCCGCGGACCTTAACGACGGGCTGCATAGACGCCCCCTAGCGGTGGACGCGGTATGTCGCCGTGATCACCGCACGCCAGACGTTCCGCTCCGTCAGAGCGTCGTCGGGATTGAGATCGACCTCGACAGTCATCGGGCTGGTAACGCCCGTCGGGAACTGGACGGCCTGGTCCCACCCATGCTCGCGGATCACGTCGGCGATCTCTTCGCAGAGGTCGACCATCTCGTCGGCGGCCGCCTCGGTGGGCGTGTGCCGGCCAACGAATACGTTCATCTGGTAGTCATATTGCCACGAGTCCCGGCTCGCCCGCACCGTTTCGATACCGGCCGGCGTCACGGCGATCACCGGGTCGGCCAGATCCTCGACCTCGTAGGTCGGCCAGTTCTTCCGCTCAACGGTGGGCTGGGCAGTCACGCTGGCGAACGTCTCGGCGTCGAGACCGGAGGCCAGGGCGTCGGCGATGTCTTTGAGCGTCGAGCTCATGCGGCGGCCCCGTGGGCGAGGATCCGTTCCATGGCGGCCACGTTGTTCGCGAGCCGCTCGTCTCCCGGCCATCTTGCCGCAGCCTGGCGGGCATACGTTAGGGCCTCGTCGCGTTTGCCAAGTTCCCAGAGGGCGACCGCGAGCAAATCGAGAGCCTTTGTCGGGGCGTGCGGATCGGTGCAATGCGTGCCCGGCCAATCGGCCGCCGTCGCCTGTTTGGCAAAGCCCCAGACGTTTCGCCACTCGCGGCGTTGGTAGTTGACGAACGCCAGCCGCTCCCACCCGTCGGGCTCGCCGGGGGCCTCGCGGGCGGCGTTGTGGAGGTGCTGCTCGTCGCCGGTCAGCCGGTAGAGCGAACGCTCGGCGTAACTTCGCTCGGTGGCCGTGCCGCCCGGCATCGTGAGGTATTTACGGAAGGCGTCGGCGGCCTCGGCCCGGCCGGCGTATTCGAGCTCGCGGGCCAGATACCATTGGGCCCTCGCGTCGTGCGGGGCCTCGCGGACGGCCACCTCCAAGAGCGTCAGGTCGGTTTTGTGTTTCTTGCCGGCGTCGCGATGGTGGTGAATCTGGAGCCCCTCGGCGAACGCTTGCACCTTGTCGCCGTTCCAGCAAATAAGGCCCTCGTGCGTGGCCTGTGCCCAGCGGAAGCCCCGGCGAGAATGGACGCGGTCACAGTGAAACGTCAGCCCCTCGGACCCGTCTGGCGCCCACGACCAGACGTAGTGGTAGCGGAGGTTGTTGACGCCGTCCGTCCAGGCCCGCTCGACGGCCTCCCGCCAACCAGGCTGGATCCGCTCGTCGAGGTCGAGGCGGATCGCGATGTCGAGGTCGGGCGGCAGATGGTTGAGCGAGAGGGTGTGGGCGTCGTCCCACCGCCACGGGCAGACGTAGCCACGGGCCACCGTAACGCCTGCCGCCTCCAAGGCCTCGACGGTGCCGTCGGTCGAGCCGGTGTCGGTGACGACGCGAACGTCGGCCTCGCGGCAGGATTCGGCCCAGGCGGACGCGTGTTTGATTTCGTTTTTGGCGAGCGCGTAAATGCCGATCTTCATAATCGCAGCCCCTCGACGAACCCTCTGATTTCGGCGTCTCTTGACGCCTTGTGTTCCGGCGGCATCCGCTGGCCGCTCCAAGTCGCGTGGCCGTGGCCTGGATCCCAGTTGACGCCCACGCGATCGCTCTGGAGCGCCGTGGCTCCAGCCGCCGCGCACCGCAGCCAAAACGCCCAGTCGCACCAACCGAGCCTCGGGATGCCGCCCACGCGCTGCCAGAGGTCGCGGCGAAACGGACTTGAGCCGGGCAGCGTGTTTGCGTGGCGGAGCGTCTGCGGATCCCAGAAGCATTGCCAGACGTGGCTGCCGACCTCTCGCTGATGCCAGACCATGACTCCGGCCCCCGAGGCGTCGGTCTGGGCAAGGTCAACGAGGGCGTCGGGCTCGTAGGCGTCATCGACGCCGATCGTCGAAATCCACGTCTGCGACGCGGCCTCCGCCCCGGCGTTGCAATAGTCGGCGATGTGGTCGGATTGCACCGCCACGTTTCGGACGGCGATCCCGTGCGTCGCCGACGCCAGCAACCCGAGCGGCTCGGGGTCGCTATGCACGACGACCACCTCGGCCGGGGCTGGCCGCATGGCCGCCACGGCCGCCCACCATCGGAGGACAAATTGCGAGTACGGGTTGCCGACGGGGCCGTAGGCCGGCACGACAATCGAAATGGGCGCGACGCTCACAGTTTCGCCCCCGTGCAAATCGCAAATCGGTAATGGCACATCGGGCCGTAGCCGGTGTGGACGACCTCGTCATTCATTCCAAACACGAAGACGTTCTGGAAAAACCGGCGCATCGTCTGCCGTAGTGCGTCCTCCGTCTTGCAGTTGACGTGGCCCTCCCGACTGAGCGCGCTTGCGTGCGGCTGCGATTCCTGCGACGGCGAGCCGATCACAAGCGTCCCGCGCGGCCCGATGCTCTGGCAGATGTTGCCGAGAAACTGCCCCTCGACGGCGGGCGGAATGTGTTCGAGCACGTCTAGCGCATACGCGGCGTCGAAATACCCTGGCAGCCTGTCGGGCGGATAGGCGGGGCCGGCGAAAATGTCGTGATGCCTGACGATGACGCGGTCGCGGTGCGGTGCGGCGTCTGTGAATCGTTTGTCGAAATCGACCGCCACCACTAGGCCGACGGCCTGCGCTACGATGGCCGTGGCCCAGGCGTCGCCGCAACCGACCTCCAATACGGAGTCGCACCCGTGGAGCACGCGGGCCACGAACTTGTACCGCGAGAGCGTGAACGCGAGCCGCTTAGGGTCCACGCTCCAGGTGTGGTTTGCCATGGCGCCCATCGGCGTCTGCGGCACGTCATAGAGTGCGTCGTATTGCGGCTCGCTCATGGCGCGTAGTTTGTGAAAAGCGTCTGGTCGTGGTCGGCCCGGTAAACGTGGAACTTCTCTGGGTGGTCCCGCAGCATCGCCGACCAGGTGTTGACCTCCCACGTCGCCCGGCGGCTCTGCTCAATCTGGAGCGTGGCGTAGTCGACCGTCGTTTCGTGGAACCATTCGGCGAGCTCGGGCGGCACCACCGCCACGCCGCCGGCGACGTACCAGGCCGGGATTGTCCAGTCGATCAGCGGCCGATCCGCCATCGTCCAGATCCCCGGTAGCGTGATCCGGTCGGGCGGGGCCGCCTCGACCGTGGTGAACATGCGGCGGACGTGGCTGTCACTGATTGCGGATGGCAAATGGAAAATGCCAAAGTCGATCCATACGGCGTGATCGCCGGTCAGGCGGCAAGCCTCCGCAATCCATGCCGTCTTCTGATGCTGGACGACGCAATAGTCGACGCTGTCCTTGTCGGGCCTGCCCGGCGGCGGGTTGGCGCCGCGGGAGGCTTGGTGAAGCCAGCACGATTGCAGGCTCGCGCCGCGGATATCCGTTTCCGGCGGCGCGTTCAGCGGCTCGGCGTCGCCGTCGAAAAATGCGATTGTCGGCAATCGCAACCCGAGGAGGCGGCGGCCGAGCTCGACGTAGCGGGCGTGCCCGCGGTAGCCGTTGTTTAGGCGGACGTAACCGGTGACAACAGTTGCCACACATCCTCCGCGTCAAGGCTGACGAGCCACGCCTCGGCGTCACGCACGCCGAAACTCACGACGAGCCGACCGCCGATGGCCGCGAGCCCGGCGGCAAACTCAATGGCCCGAGGCTCGCGAAACGCAAACGGCTGCGACATGCGCCGGAGCGTCAACGCATCGTCGAACCAGAGGAACCGATGCTCGTAGGCCCGTTTGCCGTCGAGGCCGGCGACCTCATGGACGACGGCGAGGTAGCCGTCGCGGAATGCGATCGCCTGACCGCCGCCGCGGAACTCTTTTGCGATGAGAGGGGCCGGGCCGCGCTGGTGCATGAGGTAGGCCCCGGCAAGGCTCGGGTCGCTGTCGACCGTCACGACGTAGCCGCGGTAGCTGGCGGCGTAGAGCCAGCCGCCGTGATGCGGCCCGCCTTCGAGCGGCATCCAGTTTTTCTCGTGCTCTTGTGTGGAGAGCGAGTCGAGGATCACCAGGCCGTCGAGGCTGGCTTGACATACGTCAAGGTTTGCCGTGGCGATGCGGCAGCGGCCGTCGTACGGGGCGGCGTTACGGATCGTGGCCGAGACGCCTATACCCGTTTGGGTATGGCGGAGGCGGCAGTCTTCGAGCCCGTCGACCGGGTAGTCGGTCGTCGGGTAGTCGGGCCGGCGGATGCCGCGGCAGTCGCGGAGCGTGAGGTCGGGCGCGTAGCGGGCGAGCAGGCTCTCCGAGCGGATGACGTTGTTGTCCGCCGGCGGGATCTCGTAGCGGCCCTCTACGATGCGGTAGTTTGAGGACCGCACGACGGCGAGGAGCTCGTCGCCGTAGGCGAGGATCGAGGGGTTGAACAGGCTCCAGCCCTCGTGGGCGGGCTCCACGTCGATCCGCACAAACCGGCAGTCGGCGAGCTCGTCGAGCGGCGGCTGATACCAAAGGCGATTGGATCGCGTTTGCATCTCGACCTCCGGCGGGAGTGGCATCGAGAGCAGGCGATCGCAGGCCCGGCGGCCGGTTTTGATTTCGCCGGCGTAGTAGGCGTGGATGGCGAGAGCCTGGAGATGCTCAATCATGCCCGGCGATTGTGCCGGGGGCCGAGCTCAGGCTAGAGGGGGTGGGGAGGCGTCTCTCGCCGCAGTAGCGCACTTCAGGCGGGCGGCTCGGGGAGCGGCATCCAGTGGGTCGGCTTTCCGTCCTTCATTGAATCGCAGCCTGTCCATCCGCCACGGTCGTCAATCCAGAAGACCTCG